CTGTCCCTGACGCCGCTGCTCGAAGGCGTCACGCCGCAGGGTCTGAAGCTGGCGTTCCAAGACTACGTCGTGCAGCTGAACCAATACGGCGACTTCATCCAGATCTCGGACGTCGTGGAAGACACGCACGAAGATCCGATCCTGTCGGAAGCCACGCAGATCCTTTCGGAGTCGGCAGCGCAGACGTTCGAAGCGATCCGCTACAACGTCCTCAAGGCCGGCACCAACGTGTNCTANGGCACGGACGACGGCAGCCCGACGCGCGCGGAGCAGAAGACGCCGATCTCGCTGGATCTTCAGCGCAAGATCACGACCGCGCTCAACCGCCAGAACGCGAAGTTCATCACGAGCGTCGTCTCGTCGAACACGAACTTCCGTACGGAGCCTGTCGAGGCCGCGTACATCGCGCTGATCCACCCGGATTGCGAGACGGACGTGCGCAAGATGGCCGGCTTCATCCCGACCAAGCAGTACGGTACGGTCACGCCGTTCGAGAACGAAATCGGAGCCGTGGAGCGCGTGCGCTACCTGACTTCGACCGTTTTCACGCCGTTCCCGAATGCCGGCGCTGCGGTCGCCTCGGACGGAATGCGCTCCACCGGCGGCAGCAACAACGACGTCTACCCGATGCTCTTCCTCGCGCGTGATGCCTTCGGCATCGTTCCGCTGCGCGGACGGGACTCGCTGACGCCGATGGTCGTCAACCCGAAGCCGGCCGCTGGTGACCCGCTGGGTCAGCGTGGCTCGGTGGGCTGGAAGGCGTGGCAGGCTGCGATCATCCTGCAGGACGCGTTCATGGTCCGCGCGGAAGTCACGGCGACGGCGTAACCAAACCTGAGACGGGGGCTTCGGCCCCCTGACCACCAAACTCGAAGGAACTATCATGACTGCAGCCGTCGTAACTCTCGTTGCAACGAAGCAAGAGAACAGCATCGCCAACTTCGCGTCGGGTTCGTTCTCGACCGACGCCGGCACCGCTGCCGACTACAACATCTACACCGGGTTCAAGCCGCGATACGTCAGGGTGATGAACATCACCGACATCCTGATGTACGAGTGGTACGACGGAGACGCCAACCCGAGCGCGTTTCTGACCACCGGCTCGACCGGCGCGGTCACGCACTCGGCGACCGAAGCGGCGGGCATCACCGTCCTCGGCGCGGGCGCTGTCGGTGACACGGCAGTCTCGCGTGTCGCGGACCCGGGCCTGATCGTGTCGAGCCCTGCGGAGCATACCAACTCCCAAGGCGGCGTGGTCGGCAACGGTTTCACGCTCGACGAAGACATCATGGTTGCCAGCAAGTCGTTTGTCTGGTTCGCAATCGGTTAACAGGACGGGGGGCCACAAGCCCCCCGCTTCTGCCGGAGCCACCCATGAGTGACACGATCGTCAGAATCCGCAAGATCGACAACGGCTTCGTCGTGTGCGCGTGCGACCCGAAGATCCAAGCGGACAACCGCAACCCCAAGAAACCCTACAGGAACCCCGAATGTGAATACGCGTTCGACACGTTCGAGAAGGTTCTGAAATGGCTGAAGGCCAACGTCGACAATCTGGTTCCCGAACCGGACGATGACGCGGAGTACGCCAACAGCTTCGATCAAGCCACCGCAGAGGACAGGTAATCATGAGCAACGAGTTCGGCAGCAACATCGAAGGCGACACCCTCGGAATCAAGCTGGAGCCCGCCGTCATCAGCGAGCCCCCGAAGCCCCGGCCCGAGGCCAACCGCGTGGACACCCGTCCGCGTGTTCGCATCGTGCTCGAAGAGAATGACGCGATTCCGCCCACCGGCCAGTTCTTCGGCTTCCAAGGCAGGGGCATGTTGCTCAAGCCCGGCATGGAAGCAGACGTGCCGCCGACCATCGTCGACATCCTGAACAACGCCGTCGAGAGCGTGCCGGTCGTGGACCCGGTGACCAAGCAGGTTACCGGCTTCAAGAACCGTCTGCGCTTCCCATATCGCATCATCGCGGATGGCCGTAAGGCTGCGTAGCCATGAACGTCGCCGACGCGTTGGACGAGCTGCGCGTCGGTATTCTGCGCGACATGTCGACGCTGAAGAGCGGGCCGACGCCGGACGACCACTACTGGTCTGATGAGCGTCTGGTCCGCTATATCGACGACGCGCACAAGCGGTTCGCGCGGATGGCACTCTGCATTCACGACGACACCACGCAGAAGGTGACGCAAGTCGTGCTGCGGGACACGGTCAGCATGTATGCGCTGCACCCGTCCGTGCGCATGGTGCTCTCGGTGCGGCATCAGGACGACTCGCAGGACATGGTGCGCATCAACCACCAAGACGCGGTGAACCAGAACAACGACTTCACCGAGGACTTCCAGTTCGCGATCGTGACCAACCCGGGCAAGCCGACGCGGTACAGCACCGACGAGGGGATGGACCCGACGCGCAATCATGCTATCCGCTTGCGCCTGTTGGGCGTACCGGACGCAACGCAGGTAGGCAAGGTCGTTTACTTGCGCGTGATCCGGCAGCCGCTCGCTGACATCACGACCAAGGACACCGACAAGACAGGCTTCGAGATCCCCGAGGAATACCAGCTGGACATGCTGGAGTGGGCGGCATACCGCTGCTTGCGCAACTGGGACATCGACGGCGAAGACCGCACCAAAGCGGAAGCGCACAAGAAACGGTTCGAGGACGCAGTGGCCGAATGCAAGCGCGACGTTCTACGCAAGACGTGGAACCCGCCACGGTGGAAGTTCGGGGGCAACGGGTTCACGTACGTTCACAACTAGAGGTTGGTCATGGCCACACCCTACCAGTACCCCGCGTTTTCGCCCGAGGGCGTCGTCATGGGCGACAAGTATCCGGCCGGCTCTCCGGAAGCGTTGGTCATGGGCGGACGTGCGCCGGCACCGGCCCCTGCGCCAGCAGTGAACATGGCTGTCACCAAGCCGAAGTACCAGAGCGTGCCGAACCCCACGGGATATATCAGCCCCATGCATGCGGTGTTGCGCGCGGCGTTCGGTACGGCGTCGTCCAGTGCGCCCGGTGGTGTCGAAGAGGGCGGCGAGTTCGCGCAATTCGGCCCCAACTCAGCGTCGGCAAACGCCGCCGAAGCTGCAGCGGCCAAGGCCGCCACCTCAAACTACAGCAACGAAGGACGTCAGCCACTAATTCCCGGCGGCCCCACCCCGCCGCGCGAAGGCAATTTCGTCAACGAAATGGACAGTGGCCCGTCGCTGCCGCGCCCCGGCTTCGACAAGGCGTCCGGCATGGCGGCGATCAATGCGGGTGGCGGACCGCGCGAACTCAACTACGGCGAGGGGCCGGGCAACGTGGTCTACGGGGAGAGCATCAATGGGAGCAAAAAGCTCAACTCGTTTTACGGCCCGGGTGCTGGACCTATGCCTGTTGGCGCCGCTGCTGGGTCTGGTACCGCTGGCGCTGCTGCTGGTAGTGGCGGCGCTGCTGGTGGTGCTGCTAATCCAAGTGATCCTGTCTCACAGGCGTACGCCCACGTCACCGATCTCATGAGCCAAGCGCAAGCGCTGCGTGCGCGCGGCGACATCACCGGCGCGTTGCAGGCGCGCGGACTGGAGAGTCACGCCAGAATCCTTAGCGGGCTGTTCGGTTCGTTGGCGCAGCACAGCTACCAGCAAGGCACGCTGGGCAACCAGCGGGCGCAGCTGATGGGCGTGGACGCAAACGGCAAGCCGACGCTCGCTGCGCAGGAAAACGATCTCAAGATCCATACCAACAACATCATCAAGGCGCTGGAAGCCAGCGGCAACAAACAAGCAATGGAGATAGCGGAACGCTTCCGGTTGAAGTCGGAAGGCAAGCCGTCGCATCCTCTCGTTATCGGCCAACCGTTCGGCACGCCGGTCGACGAAGTTACTGGCGCGTACGGCCAACCGTTCGGTTTTCCCCAACAGCAGAAATAACTCGTGGCTGATCTTGGCGACTACCCGCAGTTCAACCCCTCGTTCGCTGACCCCCAAAAAGCTGCACTAGGGGCACAGATCGCGGCGAGGATGCTCGCCAACTCGGCGCCGCCGGCGCCGACACCTGCCCCGGTCGACACCTCGGAGAACGGCGTCTTCACCGACATCGGCCAC